GAGGGTGAGATGATGAAGCGCTTTCTCAATTCGGCTGCGGCGGGAGCGATCTTTGCACTTGCGGCCTTGGCTACGACGGCTACGGCCTTGGTGGTGACAGGCCGTATCAGTGCAAACAACCGGGAGATCTTCCAGGTTGGCATACAGGCGGTGACACCGGAGCAGGGCATTACGGCGACGGCTTCGGGTACACAGGCCAATTCTTATCAATTAAGTGCTGGGGTATCGTTCGTGACGACAGTTGCGACAATCGGGGATGGTGTGAGACTGCCATCTATCACGGCAATCGGACCACCGACCAATCTCGATGGTTCGCTCAATGTCATCGTGGTGAACAACACAGCCAACTCGATGAATGTATTTCCGTTTGCGGCCACCGACGTGATCGTGAGCAACGGGGTGGCGGCCGCTGCGGGTGGTGCGCTGGCTATTGCCACGTTGAAGAGTGCGGACTGCTGGGCGAGTACGGCACTGGGCCGCTGGTATTGCACTGTAGGGTGAGCGCGGTCTGGCCGCGGTCGCCGCGGAGGAGGCGCAACCCATGAGACTTCTCATTACGTTTGCCATTCTGGCCCTGTCAGTTTGCGAATTGCATGCACAGGCGACCCCACCTTGCACCGCTCCCTGCACGAAGTCGCAATTACTCAATGATGTGCAGACGCAATTCCCGGACAATACAGTCGGGGCGATCACTCCCTCCATTCTGCGCAATTTCCAAAGCAATTTGATCAATTCATCGATGGCGACGGCTCCGACTGGGTCTGGGGCGTTCACCTGCTATGTGGGCACGACTGGTTTACTGGGAGCTTGCACATCAGCACTTGGACTTTCACTCGGCGGTACGGGAGCGACGACGCAGCCTGGAGCCGCGGCGGCCATTTTCCCGTCTCCAGTTCGGACTGGAGATATCGCGTATTGGAATGGGTCAGCTTGGGGGACAATTCCGGGCAACAATACGACGACCGGCGTCCTGGAACAGACCAATGCGGGTGTGCCGAGCTGGGTAAGCGGCAGTGCGGCGGCTCCACTGGTCTTTCCTACCCCGACACGGTCTGGAGATGTCGTCTATTGGAACGGAACATCATGGCTGACGCTTCCCGGCAACAATAGTGGGACGCAGGTACTGTCAGAGAACGCGTCTGGCACGCCAACATGGATAGCTGCCGCAGTCTTTCCGTCGACGACGCGGGCTGGCGACGTCATGTACTGGAATGGGACGGCATGGGTGACACTGGCGGGCAATTTTACGGGCACACAGGTACTGACGGAAAGTTCGTCAGGTGTTCCCTCGTGGACGACGCCTGGGACAGTGACGTCTGTGACAGCTGGGACCGGTCTATCAGGCGGTGCGATCACAACGACGGGTACTATTGCTCTCAACATGGGGTTTTTAAGCGGCTCACTTGGTGCTGATGTCAGCTTAACCACCATCAACACTTATTTCGATGGTCCGAGCGTTTCGCAAGGCACGAGCGGGACGTGGTTTGCAAGTGGGACGGTAACGGTATCCGACACAGCAGCCAATGTGGCCTTTGTCTGCAAATTATGGGACGGCACAACGATCATATCGAGCGGGGCCACGGTTCAGGGTACTGCGGCGGCTTCAATTACCATGGGGCTTTCCGGGTTTATTGCGTCACCTGCGGGCAATATCAAGATTACGTGCAAGAACACGACTGATGCGACGGGCAAAATTTTGTTCAATCTGAGTGGCAATTCGAAGGACTCGACAGTCAACGCCTTGAGGATACAGTGATGGCTCAGACCGGAGGCTTTGGCCCAGGTTTTGGTGCTGGTTTCGAGGGCGGAGGTGCCAAGCCGACGTTGTCGACGATGGTATTTCGCATTGCTGCCGAGCTGGGTGCACGGTTTGATCTGGCTGGGAGTCCTGGCACAGCGACACAGCAAAGGCCGAATGCCGAGGCGATCCGGAATGCTATTTATACCGCGATCGGGGAGTATCAGAAGCAGCGGTTTCGGTTCAATGAGCTTGATCCGGCAAACCCCATCACGTTCAACACGATCGCAGGGCAACATACGTATTCAACGAATGAGTGTCCTGCGCTCGCGACGTCATATTTCATCGACTATCTCAACATCCGGATCGGCAACACGCTAATGCAGTTGTCACAAGTGACGCCGGAGCGGCAGCACCTCAATATTCAGCTGTTCACGCAATTCGGTTTGCCTGTGAGCTACGCCTATGAGGGCAATACGGTCCTGTTATATCCGGTGCCTGCTGCGGTGTATGAGGTGCGGCTTGGCGCTCATCTTCAGATCCCGGGTCCTGTGGACGATAATGAGACGGGCAATGTCTGGATGACGCAGGCGGAGCGGCTTATCAGGTGTCGGGCGAAGTATGAGATCGCGGTGCATGTCACGCGTAACATGCCGATGGCGCAGGCGATGTCTCCGGAGCCTGGAAGCGGTGGTGAGACGCATCGGTCATTTCAGTCATTGAAGGCGGAAGGCAACAAGATAACGTCGACGAGGTCGCGTGTTAAACCAATGGCGTGGTGATGCCTGGGAAGCTCATTCTTTTTCCGGAATATGCGCCTGATGTGACGCCGCTGGGTCAGGCGGAGTCGCAGACGATCTTCAATGTGGTGCCGAGGGGGGATGGTTACGGTCCGGTGCAGAGTTTACAGGGCTATACGCTGGCCTTGCCTGATCTATGCCGCGGTTTTTTCTTTGGCAGGAACACGGATGGCTCGGTCTCGATCTTTGCGGGGACAGCGATCGATCTGTACCTTCTGGACAACACGACACTGGGCTGGCGCAAGGTATCGAAGGGCGGGACCACATATGGCCAGCTTCCTGCGGGTGATAATTGGCAATTTGCCCAATTCAACAACCTCGTTATAGCGGTTCAGCAGAATACGACGCCCCAGAAGTTCATATTGGGCAGTGCGGGTAATTTCGTTGACCTCGGCGGCAATCCACCGGCAGCTGGGGCGATCTCCATCATCGGGTTTTTCGTTGTCTTGACGGCGTTGCAGCTCAATCCGCAGCGGGCGCAATGGAGCGATCTTGATGCGCCTGAGATCTGGAGTGCTGGTCTTGGTTTGAGCGACTTCCAGGACTTCCCGGACGGTGGTGTATGTCTGGCTTCGAGTGGGGGCGATGCCTATGGGCTGATCTTCCAGGAGCAGTCGATCCGGACAATGACATATGCGGCGGGCAACCCGGCTATTTTCCAGTTTTACCGGCTGTCGACGCAGGAGGCGCTGTTTGCCAAATATTCGATCGTGAACGTCGGCAACCGGGTGTTCTATTTGGGGGCGGCCGGGTTCAAGATGATCGTGGGAACGGCTGACCAGCCGGTCGATATTGGCAAGGACAAGGTCAATATCAGCTTTTTCAATGATGTGGATGCGGCCAGTCTGCAATTGATCATCGGGGCGTCGGCTCCGAAGGCGACACGGGTGTATTTTGCCTACAAGTCCATCAAGGGAACGCCGAATTACTTCGATCGTGTGCTGGTGTTCGACTGGCTGCTGAACAAATGGACGCGGCTGAATATCTCGGGTGAGTACATTGCGACATTGGCGAAGCCAGGGCTGACATTGGAGCAGATGGATAAGTTTACATCAGTTCAATTGCTAGTTCAGAACGCGACAAATAATGGATCTGGAGCCATTCGGCTAACATTGGATGCGGTATCCAAGCCGACCTTTGATCTGGCAGCGCAGCCATTTGCCACGGTACAGGGCGTGATCGGGACGACCGAGGCGAACGGCGTCTGGCGGTTCAATATCATTGATGGGACGCATGCGGATCTCGTTGGATCGACCTTTGTGCATCCATATGTGAGTGGCGGTGCGATCGGGGGCTCGATCGAGACCATTCCATTCTCGTTCGATACCATTGTGAAGGCGTCATTGGCCAATCTGGCGGCTTTTGACACCAGCAATGTACTTGGATTCTTCGATGGTCCATCCTTGGAGGCATTGCTGGAGACGGGCGATGCCGATGCCGAGGGTCAGATGATCTTCACCAATGCGATACGGCCTATTACCGACGCCAATCAGGTCTATTGCTCGGTCGGGTGGCGGCTGTCGGTCTCTGGTCTGCTGAATTACACGGCCGAGAACCTCATTGATGATATGGGGATGTCGCCCATTGATCCGATCGAGGCGCGGTATCAACGGGGC